GTCTCTTAGTCGTATCTCTACAGAGAGTACAATCATCGCTGAAGAGTTGATGGACACAGGGGTAAACATGGGAGTTTACAGAGCAGGTGAATTTCTGCAACGTTCGCTAAACGTACTCAATGACGGACAAAAGCACTACCTAGATGTAGTGGTAGATGGAGCCATAGGTACACGTACTGTTACAGCACTTGGAGCGTACCTATCTAAAAGAGGTGAAAAAGGTGAAGCAGTACTTTATGCCATGTTAAACGCACTGCAAGGAGCGTTTTACGTGGAGTTAGCAGAGAGACGTAGCAAAGATGAACGTTTTGTCTTCGGCTGGTTTAACAATAGAGTTACGTAAATTCATAGAGCTTCATACGTGAGGTTCTATTAAATTTATAGAAGGAGTGATGATGAGCAAAGATTTATTTGAGAGTGATCAACGACGCAAAGTTGAAGAGGCACATGAGAGAATGCAGGCACATGTGGCAAAACATGAGAGCTTTGAAGAGTTTGTACTTTACTTTGAGAGTATTACGAACGGTAAAAGTGAAGCACAAGTGAAACAATGGCTTTTGTTTGTGTTGCATTTACATTTGAAGCCTACAAGGTTTGAGGCATTGCTAGATCTTGTAAGTTTAGAGAAAAGAGCTTCGTTGAATAAGTGGTTAGAAGATAGCCTAAAATTAGCCAAAAATAGGAAATAAAAGATGTTTGATTTTGCTAAAGATTGCGTGGTTAAAAGAGATGACTTTGACATAGGAGATGTTGTACCTCTGATTGATGGGTTTATCTACACTAACTCGGTAACGCTCATCTACTCTCCTCCTAAACAGGGTAAAAGTTGGTTAGCGTATGGCTTAGCCAAGAAGATAAGTAACGATACAGAGATAGAGAGTATTTACTATCTTGATATGGATAACTCTTTTAGTACCATGAAAGAGAGAGGCTTTGATACGATGCTGTTTGAGATAGACGGCTTGGCATGCTTGACTAAGGCTACTATAAAGTCTAGCCCACTAGATAAGCTTAAAGAGATAGCCTCTTATGCTAAAAAAGGGGCTTTTGATAATGTGCTGTTTATTGTAGATACGATTAAGGACTTCATAGACTTTGACAACAAAACACAAGCCAAGGTTTTTATGAATCTCATCGTTGAGATACGTGATGCGGGTGCTACTGTGGTGGTCTTGCATCATTCAAACAAAAATGAAAGAGGTATCTCTGGTAATCAGGCGTTCATAAACAGTAGTGACAATATCTACAGCTTGAGACAGACAAACGATGAAGCTCCCAAGCTCTTCTTTTCTCTAGCTGTTACTCATGCCAGAGGCATAGTAGAAGATAAGAACTTCTCTGTAAACACAAAGACACTAGAGCTACTAGAGGAAGAAGACTTGACACTAATGTTAGATGACTACACGTCTGCGTTTGTGGCTAAAACAAAAGAGATACTCTCTAAAAACACGGAGGGGCTAAATAAGTCTTCTTTACTGCAAAAGCTAGGCTACCGACGAGATGACAAGCGTCACAGTAACATGTTAGAGGAGTACGTTGGTACTTTTTGGAAAGTGACTAAAGATAGAAACATCAAAATATTTACACTAAAATAAGGGAGTGGAGATGACTAAGAAAGCGTACAGAAAGATACTTATACAGCAGGTTCATTTGTCTGGTAAGTACAGAGCATTTTATAAAGACAACAAAGAAGAATATGTTGCACTATTGAAAAAGTCTTTTAATGTAAATAGCTCCACAAAGCTAAGCATAGATAGCTTAGTCGCGTTAGTGGACTTCTTAAACTACAAGACAGAAGAGATAGTCTGTGAAAACAATGTAAAAATTACACAAGCTCAAAAAGAGAAGCTCTTAGAACTTTGGGATACATACGCACGAGATAGTAGTGAAGTGGCTCTTATGAAGTTTATCTTTACTGTGTCTAATGAGCGTTTTATCTCTGTTAACGCCCTTAGTAAGACGCTCACTTCTAAGGTGATAGCTATCTTGATAAGGAGTATACTATGAATGATAACTATGAGATACTCAAAGAGTTTTATGCTGAGTGCAAAGAGTACTCTTTACATGAGATGATAGAGCGTTGGTCTAGCATAGGTATAACCATCCCCTCATTCACAGGTCACATACGAGACGCTAAGATAAAAGAAGACTTTGAAGGTTTAAGTGCCACTTTAAGCAAAGAGAGAAAGTACATCATCTTAGCAAAAAAGTACAGAGTTAGCAAAAGAAAGATAATAAAAGTCATAAAATCTACCACAACAGCAAACGCTACCACAACCCCCTCTTTGTTCGATGTGTAGGGGGTTTGGGTGTGGCAAACACACTACCACACGCTCTTTATATATCTTCTAAAAACTCTTTTACTATGCGAATGATTTCTTCTTCTGCTTCAGAGTGAAGCTTTTTGTCTTCGTCAAATGGTAAAAAAGGTCTTGCAGGTACTTTGTTACTTCCAAACTGATGTACGGCTGGGTAAGTGTAGCCGTCGTCACTTACTGCATTTAGTCCTACTATGGCTTTACCTCCGTCACTATCTCCCGTTAAACCATCCCTCATGTCACCATCAGCATACAGTTTTCTACTGTGACCTTTTGCTTCTACTGTTGAGTCTGCCAGTCTCTCCCAAGGAGTACCATCGAAAGAACTCTCATTGTCAAACGCTTCATCTGTTGCATTGTAGAGGTAGTTTGATATTTCTGCTGTAACTTCACTAAAGTCTTGACCTTTTTTGCGTAAGTCTGAGAGAAGATCTCTTAGTTCTCTATCATTTATGTCTAGGGTTATGAAGTCATTAGACATTGGCTAGGTACTCCAGATACTCAGCATTGTCTTTACCATAAAGAGATTCAAAGTCGGCTCGTGTAATAGCTTTTTTCTCTCTAATAGCTTTTTTGATTAACCTCATATAACCTTTTTCGTAACTAAACATATCTAAGACATATCCACCGTTATCAAAAGTCTGCTCATACTCTAACTCTTCTTTACTAAAAAATCTTCCACAACTCATAATCTCTCCAATATCTTTTTAATTGCTCTGTAGGCGTTAGGGAAGTATTGCTCAACTATCTTAATTCTTTGCTTATTTCCACTTAAAATAATTTCAAAGATGTTAGCAAAGGTCTCTTTGGCTTGTAGTTCAAAGTTTATAACCTTGCTATCTTTTCGTGTTTTATCTCCTATTGCTCTGTTTGAGTTTAGATAAAAGAGATCATTCAAATAAACCTCTTTATTGTTTTTCAATAGATCTTCTATCTCTGCCTGATGCTTTAGTAGTTGGAGTTGGTCTATTTTTAGTGTGCTGAGTTTTTTAAGACTTGTGTAGTTGTTAATCTTATCTACATGGTGACCTAGCTCATGCCTAAGTGTTATGATTTGTGGCTGTTCTTTATAGACTATGGTCTTTATGTTTGGATCATAGTGAGCAGGTGCATCTGTTTTCCCTTTTTTAATAATAGGACGGTTTTTAAACAGATAGTTTTGAAGTTTTAGTGATGTACTAGCAATTGCTTTACCATAGAGTTCTTCTATTTTTAGACCCTCTTTGGCTATGGCTCTGATATTCTTTGGTAATTTAGCAGTGCTATCGGCTCTTAACTTCTCTAACTTCTTTGCACCTGCTCCTACATCGTAAGCCCAGTCTTTGGATGCTATGCCTTCTCCTAAACTCTTCTCTATCTTGATGCCTCTTTTTTCTAGTTGAGCTTTAGAGTAGGCTCGTACTTTACATTTGCAACCCCAGTCATTTGGTGGGTAGTTTGTACTCCACCATGCATCGTCTCTTTCAAGTACTTTACCATGTTTTTTAGAGTGAGCATCTCTTGTTGTACTAAGTAACATAGATACATACATCCAATACTTAGAAAAAGGTAAAGCTTTCATCTTCTTATACCGTGCCACTCCATAACTTACTCTCATGTTTGTCTTAAAGATGTTTTTAAGTCTTCTTGAACCTACAAATATATCTTTAATCTCTCCTGTCTTTGGGTCTGTTACACTCGTCTTACCATACCAACCATAGTCAACAAGCATAGGCTCAACTCTCTTTTTCCAAGACTTAAAGCTTACACCGTCCTCTTGGGCTTGTAGTAGAGAGTTTTGCATGTCTAAAAGCAAATCGTTACGCATTACTTTAGCTACGGTAAAGCTCTTGTTGTGTGCTTCGTGCATTATTTCGTCGTAGTGAAAAGATTGTTTTACCCCTTTTTGTTTTAAGTAGTCTATGGCTTCTTTTGGTTTGAGTCTGAAGCTAAATGTAGGGTTAGCCATTTGGGTTTTCGCTTTCCACTTCGGTTTTACCTAAGATGTCTGCATTTGCTATGTAGTTTGCTAGTAGCTCTTCTAACTCGCTAGTGTCTAACTCTTCAAATACCTTTTCCAATATTTCAAATGCCTCTTCATAAGAGTCTGCTTTTGAAAAATTCTCTTCTATCTGGAGGAGCATAGCTTTTTCTATGGTTTGGGTCTCTTTAGCTGTTGGGGTTTGAGATGTTAGAGTGTCTTCTCTTTGTGTAGATGAAAACTTGTAGGGTGCATTTGCCAACGCACCTTTTAGTGGGGTGGGATTTTCTACTGAGTCCACTTCTTCCAATTCTATGTTATAAGTCTTCTCTATATACTCTTTTGTAGCCACATACTTACCACCAGAGAAGTTGAAGATGTCCAGGTCTCTTTTTGCTCTCTCTGCATTTTCTGCATCTTTGTCTTTGATGGCGGCTGTAAGTTCTCCAGAGAAGTGGTTTATCTCTTTGAAACTCTCTATGATGCCATTGATGAGTTCTTGCAAGATGTGCTCATCCATCATGGCAATACCTTCTAGTACTTCGGCATGGGTTTTTGATGCTGCTAAAGATGCACCAGAGACTTCACCTAGTAAGTTACCACCTAGCATGATCTCTCTTATCTGGTCATCTGCGTATTGAGATAGCTCTTTGAAGTCTCCTTTTATGCGTGGGGTGATGAGTTCTATTTTGTCTTCATCTTCTACTACTGC